GACGAAACATTGTCTAAAGAACCGTTCTGTGGTTGTTCTGCGTGTTTCTGGCGTGAAGCATTGTTCTATCTTGTCCCTCGTATCATCAAAGGGTACGAGGAAGGAAAAGTAGAACTTGAAAAGTGAAGGACAAAAGCAGTCCCAGAAGCATGAGAAGAGATTGGCTAAGAAAATTGGTGGATCTACAAACGCTGCATCTGGGGCCTTTTGGTCAAGGAAAGGCGATGTTAGATCAGAAGATCTTTTGATCGAACATAAATGGACAGGAAAGAAAACAAAAACCATAAAGTCAGACGAACTAAAGAAGATAACAACAGAGGCAATACTTGATGGACGAATGCCAGTTTTTGGCCTTCATCTTGACGGCGTTAACTACGTTATTCTTTTGGAGGATGACTTACTTGAGATGAGGGAGAAACTAAAGGATGCTAACTAAATGGAAGACGAACCAGAGTACATCTGGCGCTACAAAGCCCGTTGTAAAGGTAAAGACGAAACAACGCTCATCTTTTATCCGCCTCGTGACAAAGAGCAGTACAAAACTTTGGCAACGCAAGCAAAGGGATTTTGTTTTGGAGAGACAGGGAAGAACCCATGCCCAGTTCGACACGAGTGCCTCTGGGATGCGGTTTCCCGTGATGAGCCTCACGGCATTTGGGGAGGACTCTCTCACCGAGAAAGGAACGCATTAATTAGAAAGTGGCAAAAGAAATTTAAAAAGAAGATCACCCTCAAAGAATTTATTTTCAGCATAGATAAGGAATAACACATGGTAGTCAAGAACGATCTCCAGAAGTATCTGGATACGAAAAAGACAGAGACACGCCTTATCGGACCTATAGAGCGTCACCTTATGAAGAAGGCTCCAGGAGATCGCAGTACCACCGTGTTGCACCCATCTGAGATGATCAAGGCTGACTTTTGCCACAGATACTCGGTTTACCTACTTATGGGTGGAAAAAAGAAGCAAGACAATCCAAACCTTCGTTTGCAAAACATATTTGATGAAGGACACTTCATTCACGCTAAGTGGCAGAACCGCATCTATGACATGGGCAACATGTGGGGAGACTTTAAATGCCAAAGTTGTAGTGGCATTACTTCGGGCTTATCTCCAGAAATCTGTCAACACTGTAAGTGTGCAACCCTTGTGTATGACGAAATTCATCTTGTGGATGATTCACTACGTATTGCAGGCCACACAGATGGTTGGGTAAAGGGTCTTGGAGATGACTTTTTAATTGAGATTAAGTCAATTGGCGAAGGAACTCTTCGGTTTGAAGCACCAGAGTTACTCCGTGATGCAGACCACGACCTAAAGAAGGCGTGGAGAAACATTCGTCGCCCATTCCGTGGTCACTTGTTGCAAGGTCAGATGTATCTGGAACTTGCACGCCGTATGTTTGGTGACGATGCGCCAAAAGAAATTGTGTTTTTATATGAGTTAAAGATGGATCAAGACTACAAAGAGTTCACAGTGAAGGCGGATTACGATGTCGTTGATAGAATTTTCTACAAAGCAAAGCAGATTAATGACGCGGTCGACGCTGGTGTTTTACCTAAGTGTAATGTTGACTCCAGTGGTTGTAAGCAATGCGATTTAATTGAGGAGTAAGTATGGAATTAAGCCCAATGATGCAGGGAGGGTTGGACTTACCTAAGCCAGCCTACGATCAAGCCGTCCTACCACCTGACATTACAGAGTTAAGCAGTGAGCAACTTGCAGAGATGTTCACCATCCTTACGGGTTGGGCAGACTACATGTCTAGTCAGTTGGTACAGGCTCAGTTGGCCGAACGTGATGCCCTACGCAAGGCTGAGTTTGCCGAGAGTAAAGCCCTTGTGAGGTTGACCACAGGCTCCCCTAAGGGCACCACAGTTTCGCTTATCAAGGCTCAGATTGACATTGACCCAGACATCCAGGATTTGCGGGATAAGTATGAGGAGAAGTATGCTTACCGAAAGATCTTAGAAATGATGTTAAATAACCAAGAACGGGACATCACACTGGTTTCGAGGGAAATCAGTCGGAGATCACAAACTATGGGTCGGAGGGATTCACTTATATTATGAAAAAATTAATTCTAGTACTTGCAGTACTTGCATCATCAGTTGTTCCAGCACACGCAAACACGCCAGAAACTATTGTGGTGATTGACAATGGGACAAACACATCTCTATTTCCAAACAATATCGCTTATGAAGTCTGCCTTGTTTCTACATTTAAATGCCCAAACGGAAAGATGTCTATGGAAGGAACAGGCGCAGCCAATCTTCCAGCATCAACTGACAGGCAGTTAAACCACGGAACTCAGATGATCTCTGTCATTCTACGAGTCAACCCATCCGCACAGATTATTCCAATCCGTATTGTCGGTGTTACCCCTAACGGACTACAGAGCCTTTACTCATTAGACGATGTGCAAAAGGCCTTGAACTGGGTTGTTGCAAACCGTGTTAAGTTTAACATTTCTGCTGTCAGCCTTGCTCAGGGAAAGATTTTTGCTAATTGCAAAGTTCCTGCAGGTATGTCTGCCAACATTACCGCCCTTAAAGCAGCACAGGTACCTGTATTTGCTGCTGCAGGAAACGACGGTAATAAGACTGCAGTGTTTTCACCAGCATGTTTGCCTGATGCAATATCGGTAGGAGCAACAGATAACCCATGGCCTGGTATGGAGGCAATTGAGTATGACAAAAACGCAACGCCTACCATTTCTCGCTACAGCAATGGCGCTACTGGTCAAGTTGATTTTTATTTAAACGGTCGCTACAACGCAACTATGTTAAATGGAACAACTAAATTTACTGTTGGCACTTCAAACGCAACTGCAGCACTTGCTGGTTGGTGGTTACTGACTAAGAAAGGCACTTATGACGAAACCCTTGCAGAAATTCAGCAATCTACAGTTGAGATCTCAGGAAACGGAGTTTCAGGTAAGTATGTCCGACTCCCCTAAATCCATTCTTGAAGAAGCAGCAGAGTTAATCCACGGTGATCGTAACTACAACTACGATCATCCGTTGGATAACTTTAACCGCATTAAACGAGGGTGGGAAGTAATCTTCGATTGCGAAATTACAGAGGAACAAGTTGGTCTGGCCATGACCTGGGTAAAGATTGCCAGAGAATCCTATCGACACAAACGAGATAATTTAACGGACGGCGCAGGTTATCTTGGTACGATCGAAATGTTAATTGAAGAAAGAGAGCGCCGTGCCCACCAAACTGATTGATGGAAAGTTACCTTACGGAGTACCAGTAGGGATTGGGATTGACCAATCCCTCACTGGCTTCGCTCTGTCTGCAGTAAACACTACTGACCCGACACAGCACATCACATGGGTTTACAAGTCTCCATATTTTGGCGTTGAAAGATTGGCAGATATTCGTCAGTGGTTAATTGATCACTTTGAGTATCTAGAAGAGCAAGGAGCAATTTTTCAAGATATCGCTATGGAAGGAACAGTCCTTGCTAGTCACGCAGCGTTAGTATTGGGTGAACTCTCAGCAACTGTACGTCTTGCTATCTTTGACTATTTTGACGAAGATGATGATCGTCGTTTTCCTCTCAAAGTACCACCAATGACTTTGAAAAAATACGCTTCTGGTAAAGGAAACGCTAAAAAACAAGAGATGCTCTTACAGATTTACAAAAGATGGGGAATAGAGTTTAACGACGATAACGCAGCAGATGCCTATGGCTTGGCACGGATGGCTGCCGAATTTCATATTGATTCGATAGAGGCCGCTGTAATTGAGCAAATGAAAGATCCTAAATACAGAGACCAAGCACGACTTTAGCCTTACCATTTAGTCCAGGAGCGGCACACCAACTCGATCCAAAGGACTAACAATTGAATAACACACCTGAAATATCTTCTGAAGACCAAGTTTTACGTGTCAGTGCATCCTCAAACCCACAGAGCGTGGCCTCAGCAATTGCTCATGCCATTTATGATAAGCATGAAGTTAAAATGCGTGCTGTAGGTGCTGGAGCAGTCAATCAAGCGGTCAAGGCAATGGCAATTGCCCGCGGCTATGTGGCTCCTCGTGGCTTAGACCTAGTCTGTAAGCCAGGATTTACCACTATTGAGTCTCGTGATGGCGAAATTAGCGCCATTGTATTTGCCATTACAGCCAGTTAATTCCGCCGTATCCTTGTACCAACATTAAGGAGTCACCATGGCAACTTGGACAGATATGGGACACGCTATGCGTCGTCGCATGGGTTCACCCTCAAACCATCTAGAGTCAGCAGGTAAAAACATGAGCAGAAATCACATGACACCAGAAGAAGTTATCGCTTCTGCAGAACACGCTAACAGCGCTCGTCGTTATGTTGGCCAGATGTCAAACGTTGCAGACATGAGCGCTGCGCCACTTAAGGGCACACTCATGCCAAAGAAGAACGTACAGGCAGGCGATCCAACAATTATGAACAAAGCAAACCGTAAGAACGTTCTTGCAGCACCTGCTGCACAGGCAGAACGTTCTGGTGCTCGCTATGTTGTTGGAGCAAAGTTTCCAGGAGTTCATCAATCAGAACTAGGAACAACAATGGGAAATTCAAAGATTGTTCCTTCAATTTCTGGACGCCAAGCACCTAACTTTAACAGCGGCGTAGATAGCACCTACTAATATGCCACTGTCATCATCACAATTTGGTGACGAGGATAGTTCTAACCCTACGCCAGAGATTGAAACACCTTTAGCCCTAGGTAAAAACACCATGGGTTCTGCAGCCAACGCTACTGCGTGGCGCAATAAATCTTTAGGTCGTGGACGTCCAATGGCATACTCAAGCAAGACTGCAGGAACTACCTATAACTTTGATGATAATTCTGGTGGCGCTTCCCCTATACCAAAGTCTGATTCAGGTGCAAGTTTTGGACGTGCATAATGTCCGACAATCGCCCAGTACTTAGTGACGTTCAATTTGCTCATATGCTTGGTGGGTCTCGTGAAATTGCCACAGGTAAAGCAGGCAGAGGTTCAGGGTATTACGTGTCGCGTGATCCCCGCGTACCTGTAGAAGCAGGCGGCAGTAATGAAGTCATCGGTGGTTTATCCGATGTCCCCGCTGTTTCAGAGCACATGCGTTCAATTAAAGGCGTTGCTGAAAAAGTTGTGCCAACAGGATACATGCGAGCACGTGCAGCAACTCCAGAAGAAAGCGCAAACGTTCATCAAGGAATTTGGCAAGATGAAAGCACAAAGAAAACTTACTTAGATGTGTCTGACCGCATTGGTGGACGTGCATCAAGTTCCTCTCTTGAAGAAGCGTTGAGCCGTGGAATTGATCAAAAGCAACTTGCTGTTTATGCAGCAGGTGCAGGTAAGACTCTTCCCACACACTTTGAAGATGAGAAAACAGGACAAAAGATTGTTAACCCAAGAGCAGAGCGTGTCATAGCCTCACTCAAAGAACAGCGTGAGATTAGTAAAGCACGCCGTAAAGTTACGCCACAACAAAAAGCAGACGCTTTAGAAGCATTTAGGAAGTCATAATATGCCAGGAGGATACAACAACCTTTCTCCTTCTCAGAACTGGCAATCTCTAGGAGGCGGTGGCCT